AGAACAAGACCGGGTTCAAATATAATTGTTAGAGACCCTTGGGGTTGGAATAATTGGGGATGGGGTTGGAATAGATGGGATATGTGGGGAGCACCTGCATTTGGTTGGAATTTTTGGCAACCATCTTGGTACTGGAATGATTGGGGTTACAGACAACCTGCAAGAATTTATGTATATGGTGATGGAAGGAGAGATACTGTAAGAGGTAAAAAACCAATTATAAGTTTTGGTTTACACAAAACAACTGATGACCAATTCGGTGGATTTTTCACAATTGGTAATAAAGGATATTTTGTAATGGATTTTAGTTCAACGTTTGAAATTGACCGTTCAACTTATTTTCCATATGGAACATTAGATAGAGTTGATTTTCCTTTAATCAACGATTTGGTTAAAAAAAGAAGTGTGTATTTAGGAGCTGGTAAACGATTTGGAAGAACCGGTGTACATGCTATGTTAGGTTTCGGAAATGAAAGAGTATTATTTAGAGGTAGGGATAGAGTAGGTGAAATTACTTTTCCTAAATCAAATACTCAGTTTACATCAATTAAATTTGGTGCAATCAGAGATTTCAAAAACTTTACTTTGAAATTTGATACTGACCCAATAAGAAGTTATTCTCAATTTGGGGTTGGATTGAATTTCTAATAAAGCGTTTTGAAAAAATTATTATCATTATTGACCATATTGGTATTTGTTTGTATAAGCTGGAAAGCCGAAGGACAAACCTATACTCAAACTTATAAGGATAAGTGTACTGGTGAAATTAAAATAGCAACTACCACAATTACAAATGGTTTTGCAACCGTATCATTTTATAATCAGATAAGAGTATTTTCTCCACAGGAGGTAATGGCTGGAGCTGTTCAAGTTTGGATAACCGCAACTTATACGGCATACTCAACTATGGGGTGTCCAACAAATGTGGTAGTTCAACAAGCGGTAACTCAGGCGGCAGCTCAAGCAGCATCTCAAGCCGCTTCGCAAGCTGCAAGTTCGGCTGCATCATCTGCAGCAAGTTCATCGGCAAGTGCGGCAGCAAGTAGTAGTGCAAGTGCAGCAGCTGCATCGACACCTCCACCAACTACATCGGCACCACCACCTTCTTCAAGTAGTAGTTCTACTCCACCTGCATCATCGGGAAGTAGTAGTTCTGGAAGTAGTTCATCATCTTCATCCGGTAGTTCATCTTCATCATCTGAAACTAAAACCGAAACAAAAGCGGAGACTAAATCTGAAACAAAATCAGAAAGTAAATCGGAAAGCAAGTCTGAATCAAAAGAGGAATCTAAATCTGAAAGTAAATCCGAAGAAAAGAAAGAAGAATCTAAAAAAGAAGAAAAGAAAGAAGAATCCAAAGAAGAAAAAAAGGAAGAAAAGAAAGAGGAGAAAAAATCTGAAAAGAAAAAAGAAGAGAAGAAGAAATCTCCAACAAATCCAATGATGTTGGCATCTGATTTGGCAGGCACGGAGGATATGGAAGGTAAGTATGCCGTAATGATGAGTGTGGGTGTATCCAAATCATCTCTTATGGGGGATAAATCATATTCGGCTACTGCACTTATTTGGAGTACCTTAGACCAATTCGCTTTGAGTGCTGGGGTGACTAAGATGGATTTTGAGGAGGGTAAATTAAATGCAATACATTCATACGGAACTACATTTGCTTACCTTAAAGGAACTCTAATGAACCTTAATGGGTATACCTGGATTAAACCACACCCTAAATACGGAACATTCGGATATAATGTGGGTGTTATTACCTTAATGATGCCAAAAATGAATGGTGGTGGGTATGATGTTTCGTTAAGTGCTTCTGCTGTTGGATTTTGGATGAAACCTTACCAATATAATAGAAAGGTTACACTAACCCCACAGGTATTCCTAATGCAATCACCAATAGCTTGGAACACAATGACAGGAAATAGTTCGGTAAGTAGAACACCGGGTGCAATTGTAGGATTAGGATATGATTATAAAATTAGTAGAAGATTTGCATTATCAACTTCTTATAGAGGAGCTATGACCTTTGAACCTAAATTTAATCTAATGAACAACTTCCAAATTGGTTCAAAAATGATATTTTAGAATAAATCAATATTTATACACATAAAAACACGTCTTATGAAAAAATTTCTTAATTTTAAAAACATTGCTATCGCAGCATTAATAATTTACATCCTTTTACAATGGTTTAATCCAGGTGGAGTTATGCCAGGTGGAAGAACTATTAGAATTGATGGTAAAAAATATGAAGTATTAAAACATACAATTGATACTATTGAAGTTGAAAAAATCAAAACCGTAACTAAAAAAGGAAAAGATATTGTACATGAAGTAATTGATGTGGATACTTTAGTACTTAAAGAATTGGTAAATGTAGATACTGCTGCATTACTTAAAGATTACTTAGCAAAAGTAATTTACAAAGATACATTAACTTTAGATGGTGGATTGGGAACAATCGCATTAACCGATACTATCACAAAGAATAGAATCTTAGGTAGAACTTGGGATGCTAAAGTAAAAGAAAGAATCATCAAAGAAGAACTTATTGTTAAAGAACCTGCAAAAGCACAACTTTATTATGGTTTGAATGCTGGGTTTAACAAAGAAGATTATGTATCTGCAATTGGAGCTGGTTTAATTTTTAAAACTAAAAAAGATAAACTTTACCAATTTGGTGTTGGTGTAAACAATAGAACTACTGATGGAACAAATGGTTCATTCTCACCTTACGTTGGATTTGGTACATATTGGAAAATTAAAGTTAAAAAATAATGATAAAATTATCTCAACTTAACGAAGCGGAAGAAATGCAGTTCAATCAATTGGACCCACAAAGAAAAAAGCAAGTAATGGCTTTTGAAAAAATAATTGGTGGAAAGTATGATACTATATTTCAGGGAATACATGGTTATGTTGTTGATATTAAAGTAATAGGTGGTCATGGAGCGTACCGATTTGAATCTGATACAATGAAAAAATTAGTATCTTTAAAGGTTCGTTGGGTAGAAGCTGATGGTGATTATATTTCAATAGGATTCTAATATGAAACTTTCAGAGTGCATCATTGTATCTAAGGAAGTTGGTGATAAATTTATTTTAGCAAAAAATAGAGATAGAGCTTACAACCCAGAATTAGAAATTGTACACACTATTATTGATGGTGTAGAAGTTGCATATCTACACGATTTAGTAACCGATTGGAGTGAAGGATTAAATGAAAAAGGAATTGGCGTTGTAAACTCAGCACTATTAGTTGGGCATGATGAAGCCGAACATAAGATTGTAAAAAAAGGTGGAAAGCCTGGACCCGATGGTGATAAGATGAGAAACATCATCAAACAACCTACTCTAATAGATGCCGTTAAAGCTACACTTACATATAAGGGTAAGAGTGGATTATCTTTGAAAGGTCATACATTCGTATCATCTCCAAAACATATGGTTAGTATTGAAACCACATCAAAGCATAAGCCTGATGTTAAACTTCAAAACTCCGAATCACCTGTTGTTCGTACAAATCACGGACATATGTTCACCGATGCGGGATATACAAATGGTGAGAAGTATTTAAGTTCAAAAATGAGAAAGTTATCAGCTGAAAAATCAGTTGATAAAGTAGAAGATTGGAAAGAAGTAGCTAATGCTATGAGAAAAGAATTCTTTCCAAAAAGACCTCAATTGAATATGAAAAGAGATACAAAAGAAATGTCTACATCATCTCAAACCGTAATGAATCTAACTGACCGTATTTTACAAATTACATATTTTAAAGACAAAGTAAAGGAATTTAAAGGTATTAACACCCAACTTCCAAACGGGTATCAACCTAAAATCAAGATTGAGATTATCGAAGCATAATCCCACTTTTTTCATAATACATATTTATAGACATACAAAATATTAAAGTATGTCAACAGAATTCGAGTTATTTAAAGGAAAAAATCTAAGTTCTTTATTTGAAGATATCTACAATAATCAACTTTCTAAAAAACAAAAGATAAGTGGTTTAATAGAAGAACTTAAAAAAATGGTAAAGCATGCAGGTGATGTTGCGTCTATTGGACCTGTTTTATCTTCATTAATTGATAGTTCGGTAAAAAACGATGACCAGTTAGTTAAACTGGCAACTATTGCAACTAAAATTATAGCAGCAGAAAAGAAAACCGAAGGACAAGACGGATTCCTTACTGAATTTGAAAAAAATCAACTACTTAAAGAATTAGAAGAAACTAAACAAGAAGTAGAAAGAGTAGATGATTTGGAATTTGAATTAGAAGAACTTAAAAAATCAGTAAAATAATGGCGTGGAGTAGATTTGAAGGACAAAATCCTGGAATGGATGCATTGATGTCAAAAAATTATGGAGTTGTGTATGATATTATATTAGACAACACACATCCTAAATATACTGACCCAAGTGATGTTGGTGCAATAGTTTTTAGAAACTATGGACAGACTATTATTAATAAAGAAAATTTACCAATAGCATATCCTTTTAATAAAAACTTTATAGACCTACCAATCAAAAATGAAATGGTAGAAATCTTTCAAGTTGAAACAACTTATTCTTATCGTAGATTTGCTAAAGATGTAGCCGGTAACAAAAATATAAGTAGTGCTGTAAATACCATTAATTCTAAATTTTCCAATAAAAACGTAGGTATTACCGATATACCAGATAAAGATAAATCTGAACATTATAAAAGTGTAGAAACAACCGGAACTCCAAGAAGTAGTGCAGATGGAGTAGAAAAAGATGAAAGTGGATATGGTAAAGTTTTTACACCATCTAACATACATAGATTATCTTTATATGAAGGTGATACTTTGGTTGAATCCAGATTTGGACAAAGTATAAGATTTTCTGCATATAATAATCCTGGTAATACATTTTCACCTACAATCACAATAAGAAATAGAGAAGCTTCGGCAACACAAATACTTTCGGCAATATCCGGTTCGATAACCGAAGATATTAATAGAGATGGTTCTACAATATTAATGAGTTCAGGACAATATATTGTTCCATTTATTCCAGGAACTGTTGATGAAAAGGGTGCAACTGATTTTGTACAAAGACCTTTATCGTTTAAACCATATCCATCGGAACTAAAAGGAGACCAGGTACTTATTAATTCTGGTAGAATAATTCTTTCCGCTAGAAATGCTGAAATGATATTTTATTCCAAAGGAAATTATGGATTTATATCTGATGGCGGTATGTCCATAGATAATAAATTAGGAATAGATGTGAACGTAAACGCAGATATAAACATTGTTACTAATAATAGAAATGTAAATATTGTTAGTGGAAATGGTGGTATATTTTTGGGTAATAAAGATTTAGAACCAATAGTAAAGGGTCAAAAACTTGTTGAAATATTATCTGAGTTAATTGACCAGATTGGAACTATGCAATTCTTAACACCATCGGGTCCATCTGCAGAAGGTCCAAAAAATAGACCAGAATTTGGAAAAATAAAATCCAAATTAAATGATATACTTAGTAAGATAAATCAAACGGCTTAATATGGCAGAAAAAATAGATAAATCAAAACAAACTAATGCAGGTAATATAAAAGCAGCTGGTGCAGCAGGAGCTGATAAGGCTAAAGATATGGTAGCCGGTGGATTAAATAATGCATTCAATGGTGGCGCGGCCGCATTGAAACAATTACTTAATGGATTAAAAGATTCTTTAGGAATTCCAGATTTACCAAAAATACCAAAGAAGCCAGCATTTCCTGCTATTAAAAAATTTGAGCCAAAAAAACCCCCAACTCCTAAAATATACGAAAAGGAAGAAAAGAAATTTGATTATGCACCTGCACCTACGGTACAAAAACCAACCCCACCACCTAGACCACCAGTAGACCCTAGAGCTAATTTTGTAGAAGAATATAAAGGTTATAAAATATACTTATTGGCTAACCTTCCAAACTTTTATATGGAATCTAGATTAAATGATGGACCTGTTTCATTTAAAGGACCTGAAAGTAGAAGTGCAACTAAAGCTGAACTACTTGCGTATCAGAAGAAAGTAATAGATGAAGCGACATCTAAATAAAATAATTAAATAATGTCTTGGGAAACGTTTAAACAAAATATATTAAGGGTTTCAAACAATCCTGATGCTATTAATAATATAGAAGTAGTTGCAGATGCGTATGCAAAAGAATATGATGCTGCTATAAAAAATGGATTTGATTCGATACATAAAACAAGAGTTCAAAATGGAGATGTAGAATCAATGAAACGATTTTTTATAAGTGCATTGCAAAAAGGATTAACTTCTACACAACCATATGATTTAGTTGGAGAAATGGGAGAAGGTGTAAAGGCATATTGGGCAACTGTCACATTAGGAAACGAAGTAGTACCAACTATACCGGCACCAGGTTCTTTTCAAAATATCGGAGTTCAAACAAATAGAGCTACTGTGTTTGGGGTTTGGAAAAAACCAATAACTATAACTGAAGTTAATTTTGAATTAACTGACATAGAAAGAGCGGAGTATCAAGAAAGATTAGAAAGAGCAATTACAAAAAGAGAAGAAGCACTAAATCAGGGAAAAATTGATGAAGCAGATACATTTTTAGATGCAATCAATGCTTATACCGATTGTTTAACTCAAAATCAAAAATATAATGTACCATTGGACCAATTACCACCGGTACTTCAACCAAAAACAGATGTGCCTATAACTGGTTCAATAACCCAACCAATATCTCAAACGGGAAATACTGGTACAAATGAAAATGGTAATAGTTCTACAAATGAGATAACAACTACAACGGTTACAAAAGATGATGATTCTTTTATTGATTTTGATGCACCGGTTACAAATACCAGAGATGTTATAAAAGAGGTAAAATGGACAGATGGTAAACCATTTGTATCTGGTTTTAAAGGTGGTGGGTTTGGTGGTAGTTATACTGGTGGACCTTATGGGTCACCAACGTTTCCACCAAATGCAACTCTTGGACAAAAAGTTGCAGCAATCGCATTAAGAGATGCTACGGTAACACCACCGGCTCCAGTTGAAGAAAATCCAAAGTATTCAAATTGGGGACATCCTAGAATAGAACAAATATTAGCTAATTGTGGATTAGGTGCTAATCATTGGTGTGCTTGTACCGTTTCAACATGGTGGGATGAAGCGGGAGCGGGTATTAAAGCATCAAAGAATCCTAATAAATTTAGCGATGGTCCAGAAGGTAATTATAGAAGAAGTTATGTACCAGATTGGTGGGAGTGGGCTGCTAAAAATGGAAGATTAGTAGATAGAAGAAATGGCGCAAATGCAAATGTTGTACCACAGCCAGGATGGGCAGTTATTTATCATTGGCAAGGTAAAGAAATACCGTTTAATCATATTGGCATATTTTGGAAAGCAGAGGGAGATGTTTGGTATGGTATAGATGGTAATCTTGCTGATTTAAGATTGGGTACGCATGTTATAAATAAAAGTGCAGCAGTAGGACTAGTAATTTGTTAATATATGTCAGCAATACAACCAACAAATAATACGGGTTTAATAGTAGATGAGTTTATTAAATATGCTACTGAACATTTAAAAACGGTTCAAGGTGTAATTGTTACAACATCTCTTTACCAATTAGGACCGGCAACGGTTGCACTTCCAGGACAAATTAATTGGACAGGTTATTTTGTACAACCGGCAAAACCTTCACAACCTCAACTTAATGAAGATGATTTTCCTGCAAAAGAAAATGTAGATTCGCAAGAATCACAACCACAGACAAATGAACTAACAAACGGTGTTACGGAAGAAGAAATTGATAAAAAAATAAAAATGGCATCTAATGACGAAGATTTTATTGATTTTGATGCTCCGGTTACAAATACCAGAGATGTTATAAAAGAATACAAATTTACAGATGGTAAACCATTTGTATCAGGATTTAAAGCAGGAGGATTTACTGCTGGTTTTAATGGTGCAACTAGTGTAGATTTGGGCCCATTGAATTTTGGTGCAGATTGGGTAACTTTAGCTGCACAATTTATAGGAAAAAATGAAGGATTTGCAGCCAGAGCTAGTTGGGATTATAATGCTTATAGATTAGGATTTGGTTCTGATAAAATATTAGGAGCGGATGGTAGAGTACGAGATGTTTTACCACCCGCATCATATTATAAACAAACAGGAGAAAAACAACCTGCAAACGGTGATACTACCACAGTTGATGCGGCACTTAAAATGCTTCAATATGAAATAGCTGGACCATATAAGAGTAGATTAGTGGGCACTGGAACAACAAAAATATCTGAAGCAGCATTTAATACATTAAATAATAAACAAAGGGCCGCTTTAGTAAGTTTTGTTTATAATTGTGGTAGTTTGAAACCTGCAATTGCAGCAGCTATAAATGGTGGAAATCTTAGTTTAGCGGCTCAATTAATAGCTGCCGGACCTATAACTGCTGGTGGTGAAGTTTTACCGGGATTAGTAAGAAGAAGAAAAGAAGAAGCAACCCTTTTTAGTACATAACCCAAAAATAAAGACTTTAAATATTTATTTACATAACAAAAGATATATGAATACTGATAAACTTTTAGAAGCTATACAAATCTTAGTAAAAGAAGAAGTAAAAAAACAACTTCCTTCTATTATAAAAGAGGTTGTAAAATCGGAATTAAAGAAAGTTTTAACCGAACAAAAACAACCTAAAAATACAGGATTAAGTATGGCTAAAGCAATTTTAGAAGATGAACAACCTACAATTGTACAAGCACAAACAAAAGAATTTAGTAAAAATCCAATGATTAATCAGATACTAAATGAAACTAGAGCAGCCTCTACAAACGATGGTGGTTTTAGAACTATGAGTTTTGGACAAGGTGATATGGGTTCAATAGTAGGTAGAACTGCAATAGCAGAAAAAATGGGTTATGGTGAATTTGCCGGTGGTGGCCAGAAAAGTGGTTTGGGTGTACAAACCGGTAATGAATCATTAGATAAAGCATTGAATAGAGATTATTCTGAGCTTGTTAAAAGATTTAAGAAATAATGGCTATAATATTAGGAAGAAAACCATTAATAGAAACAAAAGCATTTGAAGATTATGCATTGGGTATTAAAATTCCAATTCAAATAACTAATGTTGCGTTTGCACAAAATTTTACTGAATTAGACCAACTTAAATCTAATATTAAAAATTTGTTACTAACAAAAAAAGGTGAAAGAGTAATGAATCCAGATTTTGGTGCCGGTGTAGAGACTGTATTATTTGAACAAATAACTGATGATTTTGAGGAGAAAGTTCAAGATATAATCACCACATCGGTTGAAACTTATATACCAAATGTTACAATAGAAGAAATAAATGTGGATATGAGTGATGCAAATAAAGATAGAAATTATGTAAGTATTTCATTAAAGTTTAGAAGTAAAAATACTGGTCTATCAGATACAGTTTCATTTAACGTCCAACAAATAGCACCATAATATGAGTTTAACACCATTAAATAAAACATTTAAGAATAAAGGAAAAGATATAAAATATCTTAATAAAGATTTTAATGCTTTTAAAGCAAATCTTGTTGAATTTGCAAAAACGTATTTTCCAAAAACTCATACTGATTTTTCGGAAGCATCTCCTGGTATGATGTTCGTGGAAATGGCTTCATATATAGGTGATGTACTTTCATTTTATGTAGATGATACTTTAAAAGAATCTTTAATAACAACGGCAGAAGATTTAAACAATGTTGTAGCCCTTTCTCAATTTTTAGGATATAGACCAAAAGTAACTTCACCTGCAACAACAACACTATCGGTTTATCAAATAGTACCGGCAGTAGGAAATGCTTCTTTAAACGTAGCAGATTCTAGATTTATGTTAAAGATAAAAGAGGGAATGGTTATTCAATCTAAATCTGAACAAATTGTTTTTAGAACGGTTGATAAAGTAGATTTTTCCGAACCTTCTAATAGAGAAATAACGGTTTATCAAAGAGATAATGTTAGTGGTGAACCAACTTTATATTTGGTTAAAAAATATGTACAAGCAATATCTGCATTATTAGAAGAACAAAGTTTTGATTTTGGGTCATATCAACCATTTCAAACAATTGATTTACAAAACGCAAATATAATTGAAATATATGATGTAAGAGATTCAAATGGTAACAAATGGTATGAAGTTCCATATTTAGCACAAGAAATGGTATTTTTAGATTATCCAAATACGGAATTAAACGATCCTGATTTAGCACAATTTAAAGAAACGGTTCCATATGTGTTAAAAACAATAAAAACATCGAGAAGATTTACAACACGTGTAAATCCAGACGGAACAACTACAATTAGATTTGGTGCAGGAGACCCAACTGCTTCTGATGAGCAATTAATTCCAAATCTAAAAAATGTTGGGTTAGGGTTACCAAATTCTATAACGAGATTGGAAGAATCATTTGACCCTACAAACTTCTTAAAAACAAAAACATACGGTACATCACCTTCTAATACAACGATTACTATAAAATACTTTGTAGGTGGGGGAGTTAGTTCGAATATTGAAGCCGGACAATTAACTAGAATTACGGGTATTGAATATGAAGATGATTTATCAAACTTAACGGCTGGTCAGATTGGAGCATATAATGGATTGAAAAATTCAGTAGCTGTAACAAATGAAATTCCTGCTACTGGTGGTAGAGGTGGTGAAACAATAGAAGAAATTAGAGAAAACGCATTAGCCAATTTTGGTTCGCAAAATAGAGCGGTAACTGCAAAAGATTATCAGGTAAGAGCATTATCAATGCCTACAAAGTATGGTGCCGTTGCAAAATCATTTGCTACTGCGGATGGTAGTTTAGATAATAATTCACCTGCATCAATTCTTGCATCTCCAAATAGATTACAAGAATTTGTAGATATCGTAATGGGATTCATTAATCAACCAGATGCATCTGAACCGGATAGAGGAACGGTGGAACAAGAAATTGAACAATTTTTATTGGGTAAAACATCGAATGAAAATGAAAAAAATAATCCATTTGCTATAAACTTATATCTTTTAGGATATGATGGGTTAGGAAAATTAACACCGGTTAATAGAGCTGTAAAAGAAAATTTAAAAACATATTTAAATGAATATAAGATATTAACTGATGGTGTTAATTTATTAGATGGATTTGTTATTAATATTGGAATCAATTTTGAAGTTGTTTGTTACGAAAACTATAAC